TTAAATCTCTCGCGTAGAATAATCCATTTCCTTGATCATATACATTAGTCCAATCAAAATTATCACATATAGATGGGAAATCTATTACGTATCTATATTTATATATGCTTGGTACAGTATCAATGCTTTTATAATAATCAATCAAATATGGATCGCCATCCGTAGGTTCTATAAGCTCAATGCTTGAGATATCTTGAATATTATTAAGGGTTGCTGTAAAATAAACCTCAAAATAAATTGTAGTACCTATTTGTTTTATTTTTCGTGTACTTACATTAGATATATCTGTTGGTTCGAATTGTATTATTCTTGGAGCAAGACCACCTACAGTAGGTATTGGTTTATTAGGTGTGTTTAAAAATGGATCTTGTGATGTGTTAAAAGGGTCCAAACTCAATGTGTTGTGTGTATAATTATATACATAAGAACCACTATATTCTGGATAATTAATAAATTCTATATATGCTCTATTTCCATCATTGGCTGATGATAATGAAAATGTAATAACCGATGGTGATAAAGTTTCAATAGTTCCTGTATGTTCAAATATTCCCAAAAAATAATCATTGGACGTAACAGGTGTCGAAACAGGTTTAGAAAGATATAGCATGCTATCTTTTCTATGTTCTGTATTTTTAAATAGCGTAGCTAATTTATTCAATTTTATATTTGCTACACCAACTCTACTTTCGACCGTTATTAATTTAAATTCAAATTTTTTAATTGTCGCAATATTTCTATATGCATTATTTATATAATCGGAAAATAATTGCAATAAAATTATTACATCCCCTTCTGTTTTCAAAAATTCAGGAATTTGAGAAATAAAGTCGCGGAATCTATGAATTCCACCATCATTATAAATAATCGGATTATCAGCCATTAATTGCTACCAACCGTAATTGTTATATTAGACATGCTAACATTAAATTGTACTATTTCATTCTGATTAGAATATTTGGACACATTACCATCTTCATCGATAAGTCTATTGGCAACAGTTGATGCCAATATGTTTCTTATTAATTTTACATATTCTAATATGTAAGTTTTATAAAAGGCTAAAGTGTTGGCATTTCCACTTTCCTCCATGTTGGATATGTGATTGGTGTCTTTAAACGCAAGTTCTCCTTCAACAAAATACCATCCTCGAATAGCTTCAAGTATAGCAAATGTTTTTTCTGATTTGATATATTCCCCATCACTTCTTTGGCCAGAATAAAGTGTAAATATAGAATTGTATACTTCATTCATAGCAATTGACCATACATAACTTGTGAATTTGTTTATATCTTCTTCAGTTAGGTCATTTCTAATACGTCTGATGCCTGATGTATCCTCTCGGGAAATATAACTATTATAATAACCTTTTATAGCGGTGCGTATAAATGTTTGATTTCCGACGGTAAATGTTTGAGTATTGTCTGTACTTAATGTTCCTGTATTATTTTTATAGTCATACTCCAGAGTGACATCAAATCCATTAATTGATATTGTATTTTGATTTATAATTTGAGCAGTCGATTCTCCCATCCACTCTAAAGTATTTAAGTCGAGATCTGAATATTGATTAGTTTTTGTCTTAAAATGGAGATTTAAACCAGCTACTTCAGGCATTTTTTGAACTAATGATTCAACTTTTGATCTAAATATCGGTTTAGCAAACTCTGTATATTCTTTTAGATAAGAATAAATATTATTAATTATTTTAGTTTTTATGTCAGTATATACACCGCCTTCAAATAAAATTACATCAATATCCATAGTTAGTTCGTGAACAATCGGGTGTGCATATGCATGCTGTCCGCTACCAAGTGTTAAATAACCTCTTCTATTTAATTGGTCTAATATGATATCTAATTCAGAACCAGGTATAATAAAATCTTTTGGTTCTAAATTAGTTGTGAATACTGTTGTAGGAACTAGCGGCATCGATAATTCAGATTGAATATAATCACTTAAGAACTTATCTTTCGATAACACGTTTTCATCATATTTAATAATTAGCTTGGTGTCTTCTAATTTAGTTTTAATATTATTAATATCAATATTAAACCTTGAAAAGTCGTCTTGGGTGGGAAGTTCAGTGTAATCATAATCCCATATATATGTTAATCCATTGACTTTATATCCTTCTGGATAATATTCAAATGGGGTAGAAATGAAATAATTGCCCCCATTTTCTTTATATAGGTCTTTTAATAATGTAAATCTTACAATATTTGAGTAGCGTATATCAAATTTACCATTTGGTTTCACTCTTCTAAGTACACTCTCACCAAAAGCATTTGCGTATTTAATGGAAGCGATTCTTTTTAAATATACGGTGTAACTATTTTTATTATGCAACGAATCAAGAGAATTATAAATCTTAGGAGCATTTTTCTTTATTGATTCGTTAGTTTCTATATTTAAACCATTACGAATATCAGTTGTCAACGCAATGCTTAAATCAGATATTGTAATATCGCTTGCGTTTCCATTTTCTTGAGTAATTAAAATGTTGGTTCCCTGTGCTTCCAACTCTAACCCAGAAACATTTAATGTATTACCTGCCGCTCCGCTGGTGGAAAAGTACGTTAAATTAATTATTCCGTAAGGTATTGCTGATACAATTCCATCACCAAATTCTAATATTGCACGACCATCATTGGCTGTGACTATTCTTACAGTATAATTAGTGGTTAAATTTGTATATGAACTAGATACAAAGTTATCAATATCATTTATAGCAGATGTATCTATCGATGGATCCTGTAATCCCCTACGAGAAATTCTCCAATATATTTTATCTTCATATCCATCAACAGTCGAAGCATTATCCACTAATGATGCGTCGCTTGTCACAATGGTGAATCTATCCATTCGTTCATCCATTGTATCGGGTTCTATATAATTAGGATCCCCGTACCCAAACCAATCTGAGAATCTAGTGTCAGCTATAATAAATTCTTGGTTTTGTGTTCCATCTGAAAAAAATTGTAATGGTTGGACAATTCCTTCCGCTAATACAGTCCGCCCGCTTGTTGCCGTCATCAATCCATTTTCAAAATTAGGATCATTTCTATCATATAAGAATTCAATATCGTCAATCGCAGTCAATATTTTACCGGAAACAGAAAATTGCGTCCCTTTAGCTATATTTACTTTTACTGTGGAATATACACCAGTTCGTTTTAATGCTATACCAAATCCAGCTTTTGCTGGTGTCGGGCGACGGACACTATAACCTAAACTTCTGGCCCCGACATAAATAGCTTCACTACTGGTCGCCGTTTCAAGAAAAGAATCTCTAAAAGATGCTTCTATCCACGCAGCGTCTGTATCGCTATGTGCAGCGAACAGTTCCATTAATAACTGACCATATGCAGACTTACCTAAGTCGGCTAATGGGCCAATTTTAGCGGTTGTTATTTTTTGTAAATCCGCTAATATCTGGTCGCGGTTAATTTTTGTATATCGTCTGTCGTTGATTGCCATAGTGTATCTTTTATTTAATTTACGAATAGTTTATAATATAATTTGTACGTTATTATAAAAAATAAATACTTTTAACAGCAAACCATAAATATTTATACATATACGCAATTATAAACTATAATAAAAGATACATTTTTTATTATGGCAACAATAACCCTAAGTATAGGATACGACCTTCGCGATATATCAACACCAATACCAAATTTTAGTGTATTGGTTAATGTATCGTCTCCTTTTTTTGAGGATGTAACAAAAGGAATTGTTGAACGTGGCGTAAAAAAGTCTATAAATGAACCCGAATGGACTTTTCAGCATAATACTGGAATATCTACATATTTCAAAAGACATAACGGATTCAAAGACCAAGAACGATATGCTAGGGTATCTCGTAACTTTGTTTTAAGACAAGGTACATTTGCTAAATATTACGCAACTGGATATAATCCATCAGGTGATGATATATATCATGAAGATAATGCCCGGACTATAGAGAGAGTATTTGATGTTCCATTTATAATCACATTTGCTCCAGAAAACGAAATTTATAACAGATTTGGTATTCAGCATATGGATGAATTTGAAACTCATCTTCATATGTTGCTTTTTTATGAACTAAATTACGCAAGTTTACGCAAACATGCTATTGTACCAGCATGCCCAGAAGATGAACATAATCCTGTATGGAGTCAGCGTGGATATGAAGCTTTCAGATATCATGGGTATACA